CCGGCGCAGGGACGGCAACGGGGGCGATAGGGGCTTCGACGGCAGGGGTCGCGGCCTGTGCCTCTGCTTCGGCGAGCAGGCGAGCCTGGGCGTCGGGGGCAATCGCGGGGGCGGGTGCGTTCGGGCGATTGAGCAGATACGAGCCAAGGTTGATCGGGGCCTGCGAGATCGCGCGGCCAAGTCCGGTCTGGCGACCCTGGAGCAGGGCTTCGACGCCGGCCTGCTGAAGGTTCTCACCAATGTTTAGACCTTGGCCGGTGGCGGCGCTGATGGCGACGCCAGCGCCAAACTCGCCGCCAAGCTCCTGGGCGAACCCGATTGCGCCTTGCTTCGTGAGAAGCTGCTTCGGATTGATGACCTTGCCCGTGGCAAATCCAGGGATCATGCCAGCCCAGGAATAGGTGCCGGGGTTCTGGATCGCGGCAAGCTGCTCGCGGAGGCCTGGAGGAACGATGGCGTTCTGGGCTTCGGCCGCGCCGTAAGCGCCGGCCGCACCAGCGGTCGCCGCACCAAGGAAGCCGGTGACAGGAGCGGCAGGGCCGCCGACAGCAGCACCACCAAGACCGCCGACCGCACCCGTGCCAAGACCGACGAGGGACGGGATGATGTTGCGAGCGGCACCCGTTCCAGCGGCGTAGAGCTGGCTGGGCATCTCGGCCTTGGGGACGGCGAAGAAGTCGTCCTCGCCGATGTGATCTTCGCTGCCCAAGTCGTACTTGGGTTCGAAAGCGTTGGCTACTGACTTCGGCTGTGCAGGCGTGGGCGTAGCCGGCAAAAGGAAGTCGTCTTCGGAAATATCCTCCATGGTTACAATGCTCCCACGGGATTGCCGTTAGGCAATCGAATACGACTGTTAGCGGGCGGCGACCGGCTGCGGAGCGGACGGAGGACGGACGGCCAGGGTCTGCGGGTTCACCCGACCGTCGCGGACGGCCTTGAAGAATTCGGTGAGGCCACGGGCCATCGTCTCGTTCGCGGCGCCATAGCCTGCGGGGGCGATGACAGCGCCAAGGCCAAGGGGCATGGACTCGCCGATGCCAGCTTCGGGGATGCCGAACTGCGCGCGGTTGATGCCCATCTGCTCGGCCAAGGCCATAGCCTCGTCGGGCAGGCCAGCGTCGCCAGAGAAGTCGCCGGCGGCGAACTTGGCCACGCGGGGATCCTTCATGACGTTGGCACGGTCAAGGGCGTTGAACTTGTCGCCAAGGCTGGCGAGGTACGCGTTGACGTTGCCTCCGCCTCGGTAGCTCGTCTTGGCCGCCTTGGCGTCGGCGGCCTGTGCGGCGGCCAGCGCCTGCGGGTCGATGATGCCGGCGGCCAGACCCTGGTCGATGAGGCGAGCGGCGGCCATCGCCGGGCTGCCCGATCCGTTGGAGTCCTTCGGGATGATGCCAAGGTAGGTGTCCTCGCCCTTGACGCGGCGGACATCGGCGGCGTCGCCGTTGCCCGTGAAGACGGGGGCTTTGGACCAGGTGCCTTTGACCTCGTCCCAATAGCGGGTTTCGAGCTGGTTGGTCTTGGCGTTGATGCCCGTGTACTGATCGCCGTGCTTGCGTTCGGCGCGGAGGGTACGGCTCGGTTCGAACGGGATGCCGTCGATGCTCACGCCGCCAGACTTGGTAGGCGTGGGGCCAGCGGCAGGAGCGGCCTCTGCGGGGGCGGACGGAGCGGCGGCAGGAGCAGCTCCAGGAGCGGCCGCGGCAGGAGCCGCACCAGCGGTCGGAGCAGTAGCGGCGGCAGCGCCAGGGGAAAGGAGGTCGGCAATCGAGATGGGCTTGTCGCCCTTCTTGAGGATGGACTGATTGGAGCTAAAGGCGTTCCAATCGTTGTCCACGGAGACGCCGTTGGCCTGCATCCACTTGCTAATCGCGACGGACGGGGTGTCGGTCGGATAGGCCGTACGGGCGACGTTAGTCACGGCGTCGGACAAGGCGGCTCCGCCGGCAATCGGATATTGAGCCTGCGACGCGAGGGCCTTGCCGCCCGCCTCCTCAAGCTGGATCTTCTTGAGCAGCTCGGCTTCGTCGAGCGTCGGGTTGCCGACGCGACCCGTGCCAGAGCTTGCGCTGGATACGCTGCCAGGGGCGGCGGGAGCGGTGAAGACCTGCGAGGGCGTGGTCGCGAACCCAGGGCGGTACATGGGCATACCCTGGCCGCCGGTGTAGACGAGGGGCTGGGCAACGCCGTTCGGGTTGCGAGGGTCGCCAGGGGCGAACAGGGCGGACGCGCCGGCTGAAAGCTCGACGGGGCGAGCCTGCGCGACGGCGAGTGAGCCTGCGTTCTGCAAACGTTGGATGGCGTCGGCCTGCTTCAGCTTGGCCGCGGCATCATTCGCGCTGATCTGGTCGGCGCGGCCGTCGCTGAAAGCGAAGTCGGGCTTGGAGGCCGCGGCACCTTGACCAAGCAAGGTCATGCCGACGCGAGGATCGCCGCCCTTGAGCAGCAACTGCGTTCCTGCATCGGCCTGGACGCCGGCGAAAGCGTCGGACATCCGATCCGTCTGCGTCGCCTGCCACGCCGCAATCTGGCGGGGCGTGTAGCCGGCGGCAGCCAAGGCCTCGGTGGACAGGGCTTTGCGGCGGTCGCCAAGAAGACCAGAGCGGGCGTCGTTGTATCGAGCCTCGGCGTCGAAGTTGCGGGTGCGGGCCTGCATGGCAGCGCCTTCCGCTTCCACCTTCGGGTTGAACAGGTCAACCAGACCGCTGAAGTCGATAGGGGTCTTCATCGAAGGACGAACGTGGGGGTCTTGAGGGAGAGGTTAAGGGGCTGGGTCACAGGGAGCGAGGAAGGCGGAAGCGTGGACCAGCCAGGGACGTAAGGACCAGCTCCGTTGGAAAGGGCGGTGCCGACGCCGGAAGCGTTGTAGCCAGGGGCGAGGCCAGCGGCGGGCGTGCTTCCCCACCAACCAGCGCCAGCACCAAGGCCGGCAATCGTGCCGCCTGCGGAGAGCAGGGAGCCAAGGGTCTTCAGTCCGTCGCCCTTGCGAGACGCGGCTTCAAGCTCGACGCCAAGCACATCAGACGAACCTTTGGCAAAGTTGGCGATGCGAGCCTGGTCCTGCTGCGCGCGGGCGTTGGCGATGGCGTTGTTGAAATTGAGGTCGTTGAACGACAGAAGCTTGGACCTAGCGTCGCCCTGCTGGCCTGCGTAGCCAAGAGCCTTGGCGGCCTGTGCGGCCTGCTCGCCACCGATCACGGCGTTGGCCGTCTGGTCGCCCGCAAGATTGGCGCCGGTCGCTTCGACAGGCGCGCGGACTTCGGCGATGGCCGCATCGGACGCGGCCTTGCGGTCGGCGAGAGCTTTGCCCTCGACGGCGTCCTGGTTGCCCTTCTCCGCACCAGCCATGTTGCCTTCAAGGACGGCGTTCGACGCGTCCTGGTGGCCCTTCTGGCGGATGCGTTCGGCCTCGCGCGCGCCGGTCATGGCCTTCTGGGCCTTGTTGTTGGCGGCGACATTGGCCGCGGTTCCGGCCGCGGTGAGAGCGATGGAGGCTGAAATAGGGTCGCACATAGGGTTGTTGGTTATCCGATCACCCTTGAGGCGTTCCTGTTGCCACCAAACCCAAAGTAGTTCTTGTAGGCGTCGAGGCCGGGGCCGCCGGTGTAAGCTCCCGCGTTACGGGCTGCACCAAGGACGCCGACGGTGTTCTGGAACAGGTTGCCCAAGGGGCTGAAATTGTCGGACTGCTGCTGAAGGATGCCAGCCTGGCGAAGGGCGTTCTGGCCGGCGAGGCCGGCGTCGCTGGTCATGTTGACCTGCTGGATCAGATTGTTGCGCTGCTCCTCGACACCCTGTCGAGCCTTCTGGATTTCGGCGGCGGCGCCGGTGGCCACCTGCTGGCGGGCCGCGGCGTTGTCGCGCATAAGGATGCCACCCTGTCGGGCGGCTTCGCTGGAATTGGTGACGCCGTTGCGGGCGAGCGAGAAGGCGAGCTGGTCGGCCGTCTGCTTGTACTGATCGTTCACCTGGGGCAGGGCGAAAGCCGTGTAGGCGGCGCCGCGACCCTTGTAGAAGTTGTCGTCGAACTTGCCGAACTGCTCATCAATGCGGCCGACGCCGTCCTTGATGCGAGCCTGTCGGGCTGCTTCGTCAGCGCGAGCCTGGGCTGCGCCACCATCTCCTCCGCCTCCGCCGCACATTAGCTGATAGTCCTCACAAAGGGGTTATTGGAAGGTCCGGGCATAAACGACTTGGTCACGCTGGTAGGGGTGTAGGTGCGACCGCCGGTGCCATCCGGCACGAAGGACGATCCCTGCGCCGCGCGCGGCTTGCTGAAGAAAGCCTGGTTCTTGCCCTTGCCGAACGGGGTCAAACCTTCGCCGGGGCCACCAATGGCGTAACCATTAAACGTGGTTTCGCCCGCGTCGTACGCGGCTTGACGGGCAGCCCTCTGTTGAGGGTTAAAGCTATCTCCGACTGGGGTGCCGCTGCACATAGGTTTAGGATGATTGTGTCTTGGCTGGTTCCTTTGTCCAGCAATACACGAAAAACGTCTCGCCGTTCTTCCCATAGTTGGCCATCTCCGACTCCTTGTAGGCGCCAAGCTTCTCAAGCCAGCGGTGTGCGACGTCATGCGTGCCGATGCTGTGGGCTTCAAGGCGATGCCAGCCAGCCGCGTCCAAGGAGGGGAAGAAGACGTTGCGGGCGAAGCGGTGGGCGGACAGCGCGATCTCGTCGAAGCGGGCCGTGGCGAACATCCAGAGCGTCCAGACGCCGTCCCAGCGGGGAATGGCGCCGGCACAGACGACAGGCTCGCCGTCGTCGGTGTGGCCGACGAACGCATACGAGCCGTAGCGGCTGACCTGCGTGGCGAAGGTGATCGGGTCGTCCGACCATTGGGTCGCGTAGATCTCGACCTTGTCCTTCTCGCGCATCCGCTCGACGATGTGTTCGACCCCTTCGGGGTAGAGTTCAGTCACTTTCATTGAGCTTGAAATGGACGATGAGGTTGGCGAGGCGGGCGTAGCCTGGCGAGCTGCTGACCATGCGGATGCCGACGTGCGTGCCGATGCCGGAGGAGCCGACGCGGCCAAGGCTGAAGGTGGGCTGGGTGACGGTGCTTGCCGTGTCGCGGGCGTTCGGAGCCAGCGGATCCATGCCCATCTCGACCGCCCAGGTTCCCTCGCAGGTCATGTCCAGACCTTCGATGGTTTTCATGTGGGCGGGCTTGCCGCCGTCGAGGTAGGGCAGGACAAGCTCGACCGTGGAGCCGTCGTACTGCGCGTTGTTCGTTCCGCCGTAGAGGTAGATCGTGTTGCCCGCACGGGCGTACACGCGGCCTTCCTTGGTAGTGAACTTGGTGATGTCGAAGCCGGGTTCGTACACCGACCACGCGGCCACGGAGCTGTTCGGGAAGTAGGAGAAGACGTAGACCTTGGAGCCGATGGCGATCCAATAGCGGCCGTCGATGGGTTCGATGATGGCGGGGCAGGCGGCCTTCTGGGCGTCCGTCATGCCAGCCAGGTCGGCGAGGACGAGGCCGTCAACGGGCGTGCCGACGTCGTTGACCACCGCGGCGTTCGACGAGTCACGCGCGCGGAGCGAGCGGATGCCGGAGTCGGACAGGAAGAAGACGTCTATGTCGCCGACGGAGACGATGCTGCCAGCCCCAAGCGCGCCGGTGTTCGACAGCACCTGGCCCTGCTTGTTGAGGGCGGGGTCGGTGTCGATGGCCCACACCTGCACGGTGCGGCGGCTGAAGGCCGCGAGGTTGCCCTGGTACAGCGCGAGGCCGGTCAGAGTCTCGTTGCCGCCGTTGTTGTTCGAAAGGTTGATGAAGCCCGCGCCGACACCGTTCTCGCCCCACTTGGTAGGCTGATTGACGCCGGAGAAGAAAAGGCTCGATCCGCTGGTGAGGTGGGCCTTGGTCTTGTAGGTGAGGGCGGAGACGGGCGTGGTGTTCGCCACGCGGGTCGCACCCCAATAGATCGGGTTGGCGGAGTCGAGCGTCGGCGTGGCGACAAAAGTCACCTTCTTGTTGATGCCGAAGCCGGACAGCGCGTAGGTGGACTTCTGCGGGACGGCGGCGACGGCCGCGGTGCCGCCGGACATCGTTAGTAAACTGCCGATGACGACGTCGCCGACGACGGACACCGAAATGATGCGGCCGTTCGGCGTGGAGCCGGAACCTGCGATGCCCTTGATGACGAGCTTGCCCGCATCGACGGAGGCGACGTATTCGACGGACGAAGTCCAGCTGTTAATCTGGGCGGCGAGGGCCGTCATCGTCGCCGAATTGGAGGCCGTCCATTGGACGCCAGGTCCAAGCACCTCGACGCCGTCCACCTTGATGGAGGTCACGGCGTTGCGGACGCCGCCCGCGAAGGTGCCGACCTTGCCGATGAAGCGGCCAGCGTTGTACGGGCTGGCCGTGATCGTCGCGACGGTGATGAGTTCCTGGATGTACGCGGTACCTGTCGGGTCGGCGTCAAACTCGATCCAAAGCTCGTCGTTGTTGTAGTTCTGGGGCTGCTGCTCCGGGCCGTAGATGGTGAAGCCGCCGGCCGTCGAGGAACCGCCGTAGTTGTACGAAGCCGTGTACTCGCTGACCAGCGTGTTGGCGTTGACGTGGTAGGCGATGGTGTACGCGAGGCGCTGGCTGGGGTCGCTCCACGTCGGGCCGGTCGGCAGGTTCGGCGTGTCGTAGTCGATGTAGCCGGCCGACAGACTGCCAAGGATGTTCACGCCGTTGGCGTAGATGCCCGTGATGCCTGGGGTGGTGCTGATGCCGACGAGGTAATTCTTGGTGACGGACGCTCGGACGGAGGCGGAGCCGTTGGTGACGACGAACGATCCGGCCGCCTGCACCTCGGCGACCGCGGCCTTGGCCTGCTGGATGGTCGCGATGGTCGCGGTGATCGGCGCGTCGGTCGTGGCCGTCGCCTTGAACTCGACGCCCGCGGGTCCGGTCACGGTGACGGTCGCGCCGGTGACGGTGGCGGAGTAGCCCTCGCCATAGGCGTTGATGACGGACGCCAGGTTGGCGGCGATGTCGTTCTCGCTGCTCATCGACGAGCGGGTCACGCCGTTGATGAAGTCGCCGATGATCTGGCCGTTGTAGAATGGGTAGGTCTTGCCGTCGGCGAACTTGGCGAGGACGAAGGGATAGCCGCCGTACAGGGTCGAGTAGACGACGCCGGTCATGGCCGCGCCGTCGGGGTGCTGGAGACGCTGGTAGAAGGTGCCGACGGGCATCCCTGGCGAGGAGATCTCTGGGTCGGAGCCGAAGACGTAGATGGTGTTGGCGCCTGCCTCCATGCCGAAGGTCTGGAAGCCAAGGCCGGCAAGGCTCGCGTACTGCACGAAGGCCTTGCGCTTCTCGATCTCGCCGCCGCGTGAGATGTGGGCGTTCTTGAGGGTCTGAAGCGTGCCAGGCTTGGCGGTCAGCGGATGCTTCCGCGTGTCGAGGCCAGCGGAGAAGTTCTCGACGACGAGGTATGCCATGATGAATTAGACGTGGTCGGACGGAAGGATGCGCGCGCCGCGCATCTCGCGCGGGCCGCTGTTGCCGCCGCCAAGGACGAAGACGTCCGTCTTGATGCCTTGGCCCTTCAGCTTCGCGAGGAGGGTGATGGCGGCCTGCTGCTTGGCAGGGGCGTCGTCAGACTTGGCACGGGCGAGCAGCTCGGCGGCCGCGGCGAGGACGATGAGGTTGTCATCGAGCAGGGCGACGTCGCTGTCGTTGACCAGGGGCGGGAGCTTCTTGATCGCCTTGAAGCGGATCTTGGCGTCGTCGCTCGCCGGCACGGGCCACACTTCGAATTGATTGCCCTCGTAGTGGCGCCAATTGGTGACGGGGTCTTCCTTCTCGCCGGCGTCGGAGTCGCTGGTGTTGTACTGCTCGGCGCCGATGCCGTAGGCGAGCGAACGCCAGGTGTCAGACCACTTCACCTCGGCCTTGCTGATGCGGTCGAAGTCGATCTCGTTGTCGAACGTGTAGTAGCGCTGGCCGTTGAGCAGCGGCTCGTCGCGTTCGATGAAGGCGAACGGCCAATCGAACTCGACCCACAGGCGGTCCTGCGTGCGACGCAGGAGCTGCTTGAGGTTCGGGAGCATATTCACCCCCATCGCCACGTTGGTGGATGCGCCGATTTCAGCACGGAGCTGATCGACGAGAGCCGAAAGCTGCGTGCCGCGAGCCATTGGTTAGACCTTCTTGGCCTTGGCGGCCGGGGCTTCGCTGGCGAAACCGACGTCCGCGAGGTTCTCGAAAAGGCGGGCGGAGGCGCCGGCGTAGATCTTGGCGACGACGTCCGGCTTGTAGGTGATGTCGAGGCGGATGCGTTCCTCGGCCATGTCGATCTTCTCGGTGCGGGTCTGGGCGACGAACAGCACGGCGTCGTGGCCGTGGACTTCGCGGAGGATCGGGATTTCGGAGGCCGCGACTTCCTTGTGAACCACGTTCTCAAGGCTGCCGGCGAGTCGGATGTTTACGTTGGCGTATTCCATAGGTGTGCCGTCCATCGTGCCTGTGACCTCTGGTGTTGCAAGCAAAAGGGGGTGGCTTCCGTTAGGAAACCACCCCCGAAGGGAGGCTACTGACCGCCGATTAGGCGACTTCGTAGACGCCGCAACCGCTGAACTTCTTGCCGACGAGGCCGCCGGTCCAGGTCATCGCGCGGTAGATCACGTACTGATCGTGCGGGCGGGCCGGAGCGTGGGTCTTCTTGTCTTCGCCTTCCATGACGTTCAGCTGGATGGCCGACTCGTCGATGAAGTAGCAGAACTTGGAGCGGCCCAGGTCGTCGAGGGTCGGGTCGTAGATGAACTCTCCGACGCCGTTCATCGAGATCGACAGGATGCCGATGTCGGTGGTCTGCTTGGAGAAGCCCGTCTGCGTGTAGGTACCCTTGGACTCGATCTCGGCGTCAAGCTGCTCCAGGAAAGCGGAGCCGCAGAGGATGAGGGTCGGCTTGCCACCGTAGCGCTTCAGCTGGCGGATCTCCTTGCGGAGGTACTTGCTGATGACCTGCGAACCGCTGATGTAGGTCAGCTTGTTGGCGCCGGTCGCGGCGCGGTTGCGCCAGAGAGCGTTGGTCGCGCGGTCGATGCCGCCCACAACGCCGGTCGCCGGAGCGTCCGTGATGAGGGAGAGCAGGCCGGGGACAACCTTGGCGTCCTGGGTGCCGTCCTTCCAGAGCATCTCGTTGAAGGTCTTGGCCCAGCCTTCGTTCATGTCGATGAGCTTCTCCTCCAGGAGGCCCGTGAGGGCGGTCAGCTCACGCTCGGAGTGCTTGCTGACGGACTCACCCGTGGTGCTGTCAACGACGGAGATACCGTCGATCTTCAGCTCGGTGTTCGTCAGCGAGATGCCGGCGTGGATTTCCTTCCACTGGTAGGAATAGCGCTTCGTGTTGGCCGGGTTGGCGTACGAGACGGTATCGTTGTGGGTGTAACCGGAGATCGCAGTCGTGTATTCGAAGCGAACGGGGCCGGTGATGGAACCCTTGCCACCGGGGAAAGTCTTCTGCTTCTTGGTCATGGCCTTGAGCAGCGGCTTTTCCTGGATGGACTGGGCGAACGCCTCACCCTTGATGTTGTAATCAAGAGCGGACGCGGTGATGTTAGCGAGTTCGGCAACGGTGAATGCCATGGTGTGTGTGTCTTTTTTTTTAGGGTTTAGCGGGATGCCATCGCGCCAAGGCGTACGGCCTCAAGGAGAGACTTCGGCTGGGCGACGGCGTTTGCGGACGACGAGGCGCTGGCCACATGGGTCACAGGCTTCCGCTGCGGCGCGAACCTATTGAGCCTTTCCCGAATAATCTGATGCGCCTGCTCAACGAGCTGGACTGCTTCATCAGGGGTCGAAGGCTTGTAGGTCGCAAGCATCAGCTTCACCTGGTCCGTGACCAGATCCTGTTTGGCGGCCCAATCGGCATCCTTGACCTTCTGCTGCTGTTCCCAATTAACCACCGCGTTGTGCATGAGCTGCTGGTTATGCACCTGCTGCTGCTGCATCGCGAAAGCCTGGCGCTGCTGCTGAAGGTCACGTTCCGCTCGGAAGCGGGCGTTCTCCTTGGCAGTCTCCGCATCGACGAAACCGTCCTGCACCTTTTGAGAAAGGTCTTCGGGCAGCTTCTCGCCGACGAAGTGGTCGAGCTGGGCTTTGTACTCGCTGATCCTCTTGTGAGCCTCGGCCGGATTGGTCTTCATTAGGGCCATAATCTGGAACCCCTCTGCGACCTCCTCGGTGGACAGCCCATTCGTAGACATGAAGGAAGTGATCTTGCGGTACTCACCGGCTTCCGAACGATACGCGTCGCGTTCGGAGACTACTTCCTTCCAACGAGGGTGATTGTGAAACGGCAGTTTCTGGTCCGCGTCGGACTTGGACTTGTCGGCGGCCAGGTCGTCCACGGCCTCCGTCTTTGTCTCGGTATCTTTCGCAGATGATCCGTTGTTCCCCACGGTGGACGATGCCGCGTCAGCTGCGGTCTTGCGCGCGGCGCTTTTTACGGCGTCGAGCAAAGACTTCGGCTTCTTGTTAGCGTCCTGGTCGCCCGCCCCCGACGAAATGGGCAGAGCTTCTTGTTTAGCGTCGGGAGCCGCAGCAGTTTCCTGCGACGGCTCAAAATTGGTTTCGACCGCCGGCGTATCTGCCTGCGGGACATCGGTTTCGGCGGTGTTGGTCGCCGGAGTTTCGTTGGTGTTTTCCATCGGTTAGAGAGAGTGTGTACGACAAAACCTACAAAATCAACACTTACGGCGTAGGGACGTTTCCGGCGCGGATGTCGCCAGGGGTAGGAGCCGGCGTCGGGCCAGCCGTGCCAGGGGCGACGGTGGGCATCTCCGTGTTGAGGCTGCCGGCCTGTCCCTGCTGGGCAGGGTCGGTGGCAGGGTCGCCCGTCGAAACGCCCGCAGGGCCAGCCCCAAGGGTCTTGGCGCTGTTCTGGGCGATGATCGAGGGCAAGGCCGACTGAATGGCGTCGGTCGGGTCGAGGCTGTCGTCCAGCCGGCGGATGGTCTGCTTGAGCAGCCATTCGGGGGCGAGGCCGGGGAGCTGGAGCAGGATCGGGGCGAGACGCTCAAGGTTGGACACTTCCATGCCCTTGTTCGGTCGGCCGTTGGAGCCGGCCTCGACCTCGAGCATCAGCTCGGCCGCAACCTCGTTGGCCGTCAGCTGCGGCCAGACGGCGCCAGGGCCGGCGATCCGCTTGACCGTGGACTCGTCCATCTGGAGGAGCAGGGCTTCGCCCGTGGAGCGGGCCAGCTCGGAGAGGAAGTCCTCAAGGTCGTCGATGTTCGACGCCATGGCCGACATACGCGAGCCTTCGGCGACGGAGACTTCGGTCGCGGTGGACGCACCCGTGGCTCCAAGGTTCGCTTCCTGCGCGCCGCCGACGCGCATCATGTCGTCGAGCAGCATCGAGGTGTCGTAGAGCGACGCGTCAATGGGGGCGTGCTGGATGGGCTGGAGGATCTGGTTGACCGCCTGCCCAGGGGAAAGGTTGTTCAGCTTGATGACGGCGTGGGCGGGGGCGTTGCCCAGGTTGTCCACGTCCTTCTCGTCCAAGGCGCCGTTGTAGGTCGCGTACTTGGGGCGGTTAGCCTGGCGGTGCTGACGCAGGCCTTCGCGCGCGCGGTTGTATTCCTTCTGGATGGGCATCAACAGACGCACATCGGAGGCCGGGTAGATGTCCTTCTCGGACTCGACCTCGTTGAACACCAGCGTGAAGAAAGGCCAGAAGCGTTCCAGCTCCAGCACGGGACACTCCGGCTCCTTGAGGAAGTCGTGGTAGCCGTCGGCGATGACGTACACAAGGCCGTCCTTCTTGGAGTAGATCTCCCAGACGGTGGCGCGCGTGTCGTCCTCGTCGCCCTTGGCGTCCTTGTATTCCTGGAACTCCTTGCCCAGGTCCACCTTGTAGATCTCCTTCACCTCGTCGATGTCGAGGATGAACTCCTGCGCGACCCAATCGGCGCCGACGAAGCCGTTGAGCTGGCGGCACTTGGGGTCGACGATGATCGTGTGGGAAAGGGGGAAGTCGAACTTGATGCCCTCGCGGACGACCACGTCCTGCTTGCTTTGGATCTCGGCGAGCAGGAGCTTGAGCTGCTCCATGCGGGCGGACTCCTCGGAGAAGATGTTGTCCTGCTTGTCGGCCATGAGGCGTTCAAGCGTGGCGAGCTGCTCGGTGATGTCCGTGATCTTCTCGACGTCCTCGGGCCGCTTCTCCATGACGCGGTGGTAGCCCAGCTTGAGGAAGCCGACGCCGGTGACGCAGGTGCGACGCACCAGCTGCTTCATCTGGCTCTTGAAGGTGGGCTGCTGTTCGTGGATCTGGTGGTGGGCGACGATCTCCATCGTGGCGGCCACTTTGTCCAGCATCCGGCGCTTCTGCATACCCTGCTGGATGTCCTGCATGGTCTGCCCCATGACGGGGTCCATCGGCTGCTGGGTCGCGACGGCCTGCGCGAAGGCCGTCTGCATCGACTGAAAGGCGGCCATGTCGCCGTCCCACAGGGCGAAGTCGAGCGTCTTGCGGCGCTTGGCGACGAACTTGGGGTTCTTGGCGTAGAGGGCGGAGACGCGCTGGCCGACGGCACGCTGGATGAGGTTGGCGACGTAGGAGTCCTCGTCACCGTTCGCCCATTGTTTGCCCATGTAGAAGTCCTGGTCTTCCTTCATGCGGGCGTGGGCCTTGCCCCAATGCTTCTTCGCGCGCGTGACCTTGTCGGCCCAAGCCTTGACCAGGGAGGCACGCGAGGCCACGGGCTTCGCGGCGGCGCGGATCATGTCGGACTTGATGTCTTGGGTCGGCTCGGCGCCGGAAAAGTCGCTTTCCATTTGTTATCCTTGATGTTCAAAAGCCGCCCATCCGCAACTGTTTCCGCTTGGCCTCAAGGTTCGAAGCCCACTTGAGCCAGCCGAACGTGCCGGTCTTGGGGATGCCCGGCCCCTTGTCGGTGATGGGCGACGCGCCGATCTGGCGGGCCAGCCCCATGCCGATGTGGGCGAGGGTGTCCACGAAGTCGTCGTGGCGGGCGGAGGGGAACTTGAGCAGCTCCGTCTCGGCGTCACCCCACCAAGGGGCGAAGCGGGGGAAGAAGACCTTGCCCATCGACATACGGCCGCGGATGGCCTGCGCGCGGGTCTGCTTGTCCTTCACGGGGACGACCTCCTCGACCACCGTCCAGACGCCCTTCTCCTGCATCACCTTGCGGAGGAACGGCCCAAGGGACTGCGTGATGTGCGTCCGCTCCGCCCACCAGAGGGCGGGCTTGAGGCGTTCCATCATCTCGACCATCGCCTCGACCACCTGTTCGGGGCCGGCCTTGCGCCACCAGCAGTCGGGCAAGACCCAGATGTTGTCGTCCTCGTCCACGCCGACGGCCAGCAGGACGGTCTTGTCCGCCGCGGCCGCCGTGGAGACGGCGTGGTCGGACGCGACGTAGACGCGGAGGTTCTTCGGCAGCTTGTCGGGGGTGTAGAACTTGAGCCACTCCCGCTTGAAGTACTCGCCGTCCTCCGGCGCCGGCTTGCCCTGGTACAGGGCGGAGAAGCCCTTGGGGTTGAGGCGGCGGATCTCGTTGAGGAACGGCAGGCCGTAGCGTTCCGGCCACAGGGCTTCGCCCTTCTGGCGTCCCATCGGGTCGTTGTCGTCCGCGATGGCCGGCAGGGACAGGACGCGCCATTGTTCGGCGACCTCGTCGTTGTAGCAGGGGTTCTTCGGGTCGGTGAGACGACCGACCAGGTCGTCCTCATGCCAGCGGGTCATGATGATGACCACGCGGCCGCCGTCCATCAGTCGGGTCATGGCCACCTGCGTGAACCACTCCCACAGCTTGTCACGCTCCCGCTTGCTGTCCGCTTCCTCGCGGTCCTTGATCGGGTCGTCGATGATCAGCAGGTCGGCGCCTTTGCCCGTCAGACCGCCGCCTACTCCGACGAACCCAGCGATGCCCCCTTCTTCCGTTTCGAGGCGGTCGGCCGATTGGCTGCCCGTGCGGAGCTTGCAGCCTGGGAAGACCTGGGCGAACGCCGGCATCCGCATGACTTCGCGGACGCTGCGGCCGAAGCCGCCGGCGAGGTCGGCGTTGTACGTCGCGAAGATGACCTGTCGGTACGGGTCTTTGCCCATGAACCAAGCAGGGAAGCGACGTGAGGCCAGCTCCGACTTACCGTGTCGAGGAGGCATCGAAATGATGAGACGCTGGTAGTGGCCTTTCTCGACCTGCTCAAGCGCGGCACAGATGGTTTCATGGTGGCGTACGGGTTGGTAGCGGGATTTGTCCACGTCGTCGGGATCCTGCGGGTCGGGCATCGTCATCTCCGTGAAGGACATGAGCGACTCCCGCGCGCGCTTGACGCGGAGAAGCCGGGTCGCCGCGAGGAGCTGCTGCTCCATCTCGGCGATCTCGGCCTGTCGGCGTTTCTCCTCGGCGTTGGGTGCCTTCTTGGTCATCAGCCGTTGAGGCAGGCAGGCCAGAAGGCCGCGATGTCCGCAGGGATGTCCGAAGGGAAGGGGGTGTCCGTCACGTCCCGAAGGGCGTTTTTCTGGGCGACGATGGCCGTTTGGGCCGCCGTGTCACCAGACTCAAGCGCCTGCATGAATTGGACATCCAAAGCCGCAATGAGCGGCGTACGCGCAGCGCGCCAGCGGTCACGCTGGATGTCCTTGGCTTTTTCAATGTTGATCCCGATGCTCATGGTTGGTGTGGTGTAAAGGGTCAATCAATCCACTCCCAGGCGGAACGGAAGGTGCGGTCGGAAGGGATGCTGGAGGCATCGACGATGCGGTGCGGCGCGCCGGCAGGCACATCCTTGGCCGCGAGCTGCTCGATGGTCAGTCCGCAGTCGGGGACCGGGATGATCACGGCGACGCCGCCGTCTTCCTTGCGGAAGATGATGCGGAGGTTCGCGTCGATGGGCGGGACCGGCGTCGGTTCGACGATGGGTTCTTCGGGCATGGGATTGGTATCGGGATCCATAAATCAGCGTAGGATGGCGACGGCGATGTTCGTCTGGTCGCCGTAGGCGCCGGAGCCGCCGCTGGTGATGCGTACGGCGGTGGTGGTCTTGGTGGTCGGAGCCGCGCCGTCGGTAGCCGCGATGTTCACCGTCACGGAGCGGGTGCCGGAGCAGGTGCCGATCACCGCGTAGTTCGCGTCCGGCATCGCGACGCCGAAGTTCACGGTGTAGTCGCCGGCGCCGTTGTCCGTGATGGACGAGACGTTGAAGACGCCGTTAATGGCGACCGTGCCGGTGCCGTTGAAGTTCACGAACGCACGGACCGCGGTCATCGCGCCGCGGACGCCGTTGGCGAAGCCGAAGATCTGGTTCACGCCGGTCGAGCTGTCGTGCCACACGTCGCCGGCCACAGGCGAGGTGACGGTCGAGGCGACCGGTCCGACGTTCAGACCAGCGGAAGCGGTGCTATGGGAGACGGTCTGCTTGGCTGCGGCGGTGAAGGTGTTGCTCGTCTCGCGCATCGCCAGCGTGCGGGTGGCACCATTGATGCGGGCATTGACGACCGACGTGGTGGACCAGACGTCTCCATTATTTGGCGTGGTCGGCGCCGTGCCGTGCGGGATCGTCAGCGAGGCGCGGCTGGTCGTCGAAGCCGGGAAGATCTGGCGGTTCGTGAAGACGTTGGCGTTCGCCAGGTTTGCGTAGCTGGCGAGGTAGGAACCCAGCGACGAGGCATTGATGTATCCCTCGGCCTGCCAGGGCTGACCCCAGATCACGCTCGTACCGCTTACGAATGGGACTTGGTTCTGCGCGGCTCCGTTGTAAGCCAGAGCCGACTTGAACAGGGAGTTGTTGATGTCGAAGACGAACTGGTCGGTCGAGGCGACGCCGATTGTCGGAAGCTGGATCGTGATCGAGCTGGGGAAGGAGTAGTAAGGGCCAGCGTAGTTATTATCCGTGAACGTGAACGTGAGGTTCGGGATGCCCAGCGAGCTGATGGCCGACAGGATCGAGGAGGCGTCCTGGGTGTTGTCGTAGTAGACGTCGTAAAAGCCGGTGCCTGGGTTGTAGTAGGTCGAGCCGTAAGCACTTCCGTAGAAATTGATCGTCCTTCCGTCGTCGGACAACGCGGTCGAAGAAATCGCAATCGTGTAATCAGAAGTGTAGCTTCCGGTCGGGTATGACGTGTAGTCCTTCTTGGCGGAGTAGATGGCGGCCTGGATGCCAGCGGTGCTTCCGGATACATAGTTCTGGCTGGAGATCCAGGAGTAGCTCGGGAAGTTGCCGTAGACCCAGTTATGGTCGGCGATGTTCTGGTCGGTATAGCCGTCCCAGAATCGGAGCTGGCCGACGAAGCCGGTGCCGAAGTTCCAGATGCCGTAGTTGGAGGAGGTTCCAGCGAACGGACGAGTGGCTTTCTGGGCAAGGCGGTAGCCGTCGGCGTGCGTGTTGCCGACGACCTGGAGCTTCTCGGTCGGGGCGTCGTTGACGGCGACGCCGATGCCGACGTTGCCGCTGTTCGACACGACGAAGGACGTGGTGTCGGGAGTCGTACTGTCTTCGACGACGATGGCCGCTCCGGTGCCACGCTGGGTTACGCGAAGGCCAGCGGTGGAGTCATTGACGTCCAGAACGCGACCGCCGGAGTTAGCCTCCCAGGCGCCGTTCTTGCGGACGTACTGGGTGCCGTCGCTCGGAGCGTCAGAGAGCTTGCCGTTCAGAGCGGACTGCAAGCCGGTGACGTCGGCGATGGCGTGGCTGTGAACAGCCGGTGCATAAGACGCAGGATTGATGGAAGCGGCGGAATTGGCCGCGGCGGTAGCCGAATTGGCCGCGGCAGTCGCCGATCCAGAGGCGGCGGTGGCGGAAGACGAAGCCGAAGTGGCGGAAGATGCGGCGGCGGTAGCCGACGACGCGGCCTGCGTCTTGGAAGTCAGCGCGTCGTTGGCGGAATTGTGTGCGTCCGTCGCGGATGCGGCGGCTGCGTCCAGATAAGGCTGAACTTCGGCGTTAATCGCCGCAGCTCCGTTGTTGACGATGGTCTGGGCGGTGTTTGCCGCAGCTTCGGCGTCACCTTTCGCCTCAAGTGCGGCCATTTTCGACGCCAATGCGTCAGAGGCGTAGCCCTGGGCGGCGTTCTGGGCGTTGATCGCGTTGTTCGCCTCCGTGGCAGCGGCGGTCCGGCTGTTTTCAGCGGCGTTTGCGAAGCCTTCGGCGTGTAGCTCTGCGAGCTGGGCGTCGTTCAGCGCGGAGTTCGCCTGCTGGTACGACTGGTACGCCAGGTTCGCGTTGATCGTGGACGTCGTGGCGTTCTGGGTGGCGGTATTTGCGGCGGACAGGGCCGACTGCTCCGCTCCGAGGATGGTGACGGCGTTGGAAGTGGTGGTTGCGGCAGCAATCTGGGCGACGCCGGCGGCGGCAGCGGCGTTGACGTTGGCGACCTGCGTGGTTCCAGCGGAGTTGACGGCCGAAACTTGAGCCGCACCGGCGTTATTGACCGCCGTGACGGGTGCCGTGGTGAGCAGAGGCTCAACCGCTTCGGCGATGGTCTGCAAATTGAGGGCGGAATTGCGAACCTTGCCGTCGTCCGCCTGCACTTCGCCGAGTCGGCTGATGGTGGCGTTGATCGCGGTACGGGCAGCGTTCAGCTCCTGGTCGATTTTCTGGCCAGGCTGCTGGGAAGTGGGGTTGGCGGTGCTGTTGTCCGTGAAGGAGTAAGACCGCTCGTACGGCGAGGGAGGCTGGCTCATGTCCGAGGATGTTGGTCGCAACCTACGACGGAAGCAAGCGAACCCGCATCGACGGCGTGTAGGGGAAAGTTTCTGGCTCCCGCAAATTTTTCCGAGGGCGGCGGGATGAATTGGGAGG